GAAGTGAATAGAAGGGTGCAGGCGCCAGTCGAGGCCCGGGGTGGCGGGATCGACTGGGATGGCCCGCGGGACTCCTGGAGCCCACGCATACATATCGTGAGGAACCAGCTGGGTATAAGGGCTCACGTTCTTATAGAGGAGCACAAGAGCCAACACAATCAGGAGAATGAGCAGTGGCGTCATTTAGTACTTACAAATATTAGTTTCGACTCCAAGAACCTTGAACGTTCTTGAGGCCGAAGCCCGTTTGGGGTGATACCACCCATAAATTTTTGATGAATGCCAGTCCACCCATTTAATTGGAAAAAGCTAAACCCCCCATCCCGCTCTGAATTCGCAGGATGTTGTAGTTCACCGCGAACAGCTTCTGCTGGGGAGCAGCGCCAGAGACGCCGCCCGCCTTGATCGACACGGCCACCTGGGCGTTATCGATACGCGAGAAGTTGCAGGTGCCGGTGGGCTGGTGCTCCTCGGGCTGCAGGGCGAAGGAGTACACGTAGATGCCGGGGTAAGGGCAGCCAGAGTGGTACACGAAGGGCTGGTACTGGTTGAAGTACTTGCCCAGCTGCTCCTTGAAGCGGTCCTGGCCGTTGAGGATGATCTTGAACTGGTTGAGGGGGCCCACCTCGTACTCGTAAATTCCTACAGCGCCAGCAACCGCCGACGCGGGGTAACCCTCCTCAATCCACGTGTAGGTATTGGACTGGCCGAGGCCAGTGGTGAGAGGTGCGGTGAGACCCGCGCCCGTGCCTGGAGACTGGCCGTTGCCAGTCGACGCTGAGCTGTTGAAGTACAGGTGGGGCACGCCCGCCAGGTGGGGCAGGAGGTAGTTGTTCGAGTTCACGAAGACGGCGGTGTTCACCGTCACCTGCACGTTCTGGGTCGAGGTGGAGAAGTTCCACAGGGCGTTGAGGTTGGCGGTGGAGGAGGCGGCGGGGTTCACGTAGCACCACACGAACTCCTTCACGGGGTGGTTGAAGGACAGGCGGATCAGCTGGAAGGTGTCGTAGGTTGCGGTCGTGGAATCGCCGCCGGTGTGCTGGACCTGCTCGATCAGGTACTCGTGACCCTTCTGGGCGAAGCGGCGACGCTCCTCAGTGTCAAGGTACACGTAGTTGGCCCAGACCTGGAAGTCGGTGCTGAAGTAAGAGGTGTAGTAAGAGGTCAGATCGAAATCCAGGCGAACCTCGTGGTACTGCAGGGCAATCAGGGGCAGGTACAGGCCGGGGTTGCGGTTGAAGAAGAACAGCAGGGGCAGGTACACGCGGGGCTGGTTGCCGTTGATGCTGGCCGTCGAGATGATGCTGTTCAGTCCAGCGCCGGTCGAGCCCATCTTGCCCCAGCCGTACTTGTCGGACTCGCCCAGGAAGCACTCGGCGTACAGACGCCACCAGGTCTGGTAGTGCTTGTCGATGCGCTGGCCACCGATGGTCAGCTCGATATCAGCCAGAGCGCGCTCGGCGATCCAGCACGTGTCGAACACGTTGTTGTTGGAGGTCGTGTTGGCAGTCACGGGGAGCATGCTCACATACATGTTGCCGACCAGGTCGCCGTTGCGGGCAATGGTCACGGACACACGGCCAGAGTTGGTCGTGGTGCCGTTCACGGTCTGCTGGATGTTCTCCATCGCGAAGTTGGTGTGACGCTTGTACACCGCCTGAAAGAAAGTCACCTTGGGCTGACCCGTCAGATACACATCCTGGGCGCCATAAGCTACGAGCTGCATAAGTCCACCGGCCATTTTGATATACCCCAAGAAAAAAATTGGGGACCCAAATCCGCGCCTGGGAAAAAATATTTGAACATGACAAGAAATGTCGACCAATGTCCCGCCAGCCGTCGTGGCCAATCAGGCCATGGCCGCCAACAACGCCCTGGGTAAACTTCCGAATGGGGTGGTTCCAGCGCCCATCCTGAATGCCGCCAAGAAAGCCAATACGGCCGTAGTGAACGCCGCGGTCAACGTGCTCCGAAATCAGGACAAGATGGTGAATGCCTCCGCCAACGCAACCACCATGCCGAACAAGGCGAATGCCAACAGAGTCAAGACTGCCATGACTACGATCAACGCCACCATGAAGAACCTTCAGAATCTGAAGAACAAGGCGGTCCTGGCCAACAAGAACGTCGTCAATGCCGTAATCGCCAACGCGGCAAATGTGCCCAAGTAAATTCCTGGACAGTACTAAATGTCTCAGCGTCCCAAGCCTCCTATGAAGCAGCCGCCACCCCCAGTAGAGGACGAGGAGGAGATGGAGTTTGACGAGGATGAGGAGTTTGGCGAGGCTGACCTCATGGACGCCCTGGGGTCCTGGTTCACGACCGAGGATGGCGAGACTGTGGCCAGCGCCATGGCTGGCGTGAAGACGGCACTAGAAATGCAGAACAAAATTCTTATTAAGATTCTGAGTGTCCTGAGCAAGACCCCAGCCAAGGCACCAGCTCTAGTAGAGAGTGAGGACGCCATCCCTGCTTAAAAATATCTTGACCTTTCTTACAAATGGAGAGTGTCCACACAATCGATCGAACCACTCCTGAAAAAACTCACGAGATCCGGATGGAACTCCACCATTCGGATGTAATGAATATGGGCGCCGAGGATCTCAACAACTTTGTGACAGACCTCGAGGATCATATGTGCCTGAACGCAAAGGGGGACGCCTATATCCCCTGGCAGAATGGCTTCCGCGTCTTTGGATACGACGACGGGAATATTAAAAATGTAAATTTGGACACGCTTGCCGAGCAGCGGCGGCGTTTCGTGTCTATTTGTTCGGACATGTATCACCACTCAGGCCAGCTCAAGATTCGTGAAGAGCCCAGCAAGGATGTCACTGGCAATGAGTTTACTATGGGCCAGCGAATTACGAGACTTATTGAGACTGTTGATGACACCTACGAGATGATCTTCCGCTATGTCAGGACTTACGAGCGCATCAACCACCCGACCTATGTCCCTATCAAGGGAGATATGGAGTCTGAGATTTTCAGGTGCCAGACGATGAGTTCTGGCGAGGGGGAGGCTGAGAAGGACACGACGAGTGCATTTCAAAAGTTTCTCCTGTACCTGCTCGACCAGACCTACAAGCTGAAGATGCGCCGCTACGGAGACTATTGCTGCAAGCAGATTGCGACCGAGGATGGCCATCTGACCAAGGCGTGGAAGCCGGTCCTCGAGATCAAGGACTTTGTCTATCTCTATTCGCAAAAAGAGGAGAAGTACGATATGTGGAAGAATATGACCAGCAAGGGCAGCATCGTCACGGACACTATTCGGCACCTGACCAACTGCCGAGATCTTCAGTTTCCTCCAATCAAGAAGAACCGAAATGTCTGGTCCTTCAGCAACGGTATCTTTGTCGGCAAGTTTCTGACGGAGGACTGCAAGGCGTCCCGGCCCGTCTACGAGGCGCGCTTCTACTCATACACCTCTGATGAATTCAAGCACCTCGACCCGACGATTGTTTCCTCCAAGTATTTCGACCAAGAGTTCAACACAGACAATATTCAGATGGTTGACTGGTATGATATCGAGACGCCCCACATGCAATCCGTCATGGACTACCAAGAGTTTTCGGAGGATGTGGCCCGTTGGCTCTACGTCTTCTGCGGTCGTCTGTGTTTCCCGGTCAACGAGATGGACTCGTGGCAGGTGATCCCCTTCCTCAAGGGTATCGCACGTTCTGGAAAGTCTACAATCATTACAAAAATTTGCAAGAAGTTTTACGAGGGCCAGGATGTCCGCACACTCTCAAACAATATCGAAAAGAAGTTTGGACTTGAGAGCATCCACGAAGGATTCATGTTCATCAGTCCAGAGATCAAGGGCGATATGGCCCTCGAGCAGTCCGAGTTCCAGTCTCTGGTCTCGGGCGAGGATATGAGTATCGCTCGCAAGAACAAGACGGCTGTGAGTCTCACGTGGACGGTACCGGGAATCCTGGCAGGAAACGAGGTCCCGCATTGGAAGGACAACTCGGGGTCTGTCCTTCGTCGCCTAATGACCTGGAACTTTGGCCGACAGGTTGCAGAGGCGGACCCTCACCTCGATGAGAAGCTCGATCTTGAGATGGATGCGATTCTGTGCAAGTGCGTACGGGGCTACCTCGAGTACTCGCAAAAGTACAGTGACCAGGATATCTGGAATGTCGTCCCCAAGTACTTCCTGGATATCCAGAACCAGGTGGCGATGGTGACCAATACGCTCCAGCACTTTCTGGCGAGCGAGAAGGTTTCCTATGGCAAGGAGATGTTCTGTCCCCAGAAGCAGTTCGTCACGAGCTTCAACCAGCATTGCCAGGAGAACAACTTGGGTCGGCCGCGCTTCAACCCGGACTTTTACGCGGGTCCGTTCAGCACGCGCAAGCTCGAGGTCAGGACCGAGACGCGGACCTGGCGCGATCAGGTACTCGCGGCCCAACCATTCGTCTTTGGATGCGACTTGGCCCAGGATTTAAATACCGTTATGTAGTAGAATGCAGACGGCCCGAGCTGCCGGTATAATTGGCCGAGCTCTTCTGGCTCACAAACCCAGAAAGTCCGAGTATGTAAATAAGTTTAACAAGTATGATTATGCGCTCACAAGGCCTACAGTCACAACCACGACCCTCACCATTCAGTTCCCCTTTAAGGACCTATCGGCCGAGCCCTTGCCCCCTGGTGTGAAGGAACTCGCAGGATACCAAGCGACTGGGAAGCTCCCGATCGTCCGCCGACTCAAGAATCGCAACTCTCTCCTCGGAGCAGAAAAGCTCGGGTCCGTGAAGCGATGGGCCTTCCAGATCGACTTCAAGGCGCCAAACTCCACCGCCTACGTAACGCACTACGATAAAGGTCAGATTCAGATCACCTGCACGGGTCCTCATGAGCAGGTCCTGCGCTTCCTTCACAAGCACATGTACCCTGGGATCTGGAACTCGGCCGTGACGATCAACAAGATTGACACAAAGATGAATGTGAACCGGGCCATAATTTTGGAAAACCTCATGGCTGAGATTGCCGCAAAGGTCCCCAAAACCAAGTGGGACGGAGACTACACCCCTGAGATATTCTCTGGTCTCCAGATCAAGTGGAAGGAGTCGCCAGTCCTGAGTATGAAGATATTTACAAACGGAACTATCCTTACGATAGGTCTCAAGAAGTTTGAGGATGTTGGCCTCTCCGCGCGCATCTTTGAAAGTTTTTTCAAGAAATACGGCGTGAATCCCCAGGCTGTCTTTAAGTACGCCAAGGGTGGCGGATATGAAGGGATTGCCAAGCCGCCCATTCCTATGCGCAAGAATCTTGGCGCGAAAAAGGCTCGCATGCTCAATGCACGTTATGAGTTGGCCCGTGGATACAACAATACCCGCAACGGCTTCTATGTCCGTCCCGGCCCGAACGGCAAGCCGCGCTTCTACCCCATCGTGGGAGATCTCAAGCTCGTCAAGACCAAGACACTCCGTGCCTATGCGAACGCAGGAGTCGCCGTGCCTGCGTCTGTCCGTGCGCTCTTGGGAATCACTGAGGGCGCGACACCCGCGGCCAAGGTGGAGGCTCGCCGCGCACCAACCTTCAACTCTGTGAAGAA